GTAAGTTCCTGAAGGAGTATCTCTTAACTCACTAATAACCCCTAAAGAAGAACCTGTTAAAATATTCAAAACATCATCAAAGGGAATCTGATTATTAGAAAGCGCATTCATTATTTGATTTGCATTTTGTGCACCAACGGTACTAATCAATAGCGGCCCTAAAATTTTAGGGTTCGATGCTGCCTGCTTTAAAATTACTGCGGGTATTTGTTGTACCATTAATCGCCTTCCACGGTCCGCGGTTCGCTGGTCAATGACCTCTTGTCATCTTCCACGATCAGACCTCTATCATGAGTTATACCTTGTGAATCGTACTTTTCCAACAATTCAATGAGTTCATCCTTCGACATCTGATCCATTGTCTCTTCCGATTTATTTTTTAGATCATAGAATCCTGCCACACGACCACGGGCCACTTCTGCGTTGATGGCTGCCGAGTAGTGTTTGTCACCGCGGGCCTCGTCCCGCATTTCTTTAAGCGCGGTCAAATGAGAAGCCATGGAAACACCGGAGGTCTCATACAAATCTTGTTTCATCTCATTAATCGCTTCGACAATATAAGGATTAATTTTAGGGTTTAATAATTCATAAGCAGTTTGCCGGGCACGGTTTTCGGAGTATCCTGCCTTGCGGGCCGCCTCGCTTGCGGAAATTTTACCTGTTAAAGTTCCCTGGACGTAGTTCGTGACGAACAACATTTGCTTCGGTGTTAACTTTTGTTTAAGTCTTCGATCTTCCGGATTTATTTTTTTAACCATTGTAGTATTCATATTTGCGTTGGCTCCTTGGTACATAATCGTTCATATCATCGTCATCGGCTAGTTCAACCAAGTTTCCTTGACGATATCTTAACAAAGCTAGTGTCATGGCGTCAACCATGTCGTCGTGTTCTCCATAGGGAAATGAAGCGCATTCTTCCATCATTTCTATGGCAAAGTCGTGATCGGACCGCCAAACGTGGCCCGCTTCAAATATAGGAGCGACTGTATTCACACGAACATGTTTATCCTGACCGCGGTTCGGGGAGTATGCTGTCGCGTGAATGCCCGCGCGCCGCAGCTCGTGGATCAAGGGCATTCCTGTTGCTTTCGCTTCAATAATAACAAGCTCAGGTTCCCAGTGTCTCAAATTTTCCATGGCATGTTTTTTAAGCTCCGGAAAATCCCATCGACCTTTTTCAACATCTAACAAAATAATATGAGGCTCATTTCCCTCATCTGGATAAAATATTCCCCAGGTTGCAATAACAGAGTAGTCCGCCGTTTCTTTTTTTGAAAATGCAGTATCGTATGTTTGAATTTTAAAGTAACACTCAGGTATATTAGGTTTGTCCCACACTCTCCACCATTCACGTTTAATAATACTGGTTCCATCGTAAGTAGGGTTTTGTTGCCACTGCGCGTTCCACTTACTAGGAACAAGGGATGCTTTTACTTTGTCTAGTTCTTCGAGCTTCCAATACTGTGGCCAAATAGGTTTTCTTTTTTCTTCATCATCATCATCTAATATTGCAGGAAATTCTACAAGATCCCACTTGTCAGCTTTTATATCTGACATTTTTTTAACTAATTGTGCAGTAAGGTCCTTTTGAGACCAGCGAGTCATAACAATAGCAATAGATCCTCCAGGTTGTAAACGCTGTCGAGGACCAGAAGTGTACCACTCGTAAGCATTATCCATTGCAGTTTCTGATAATGCGTCTTGTTCTGAGTGAGGGTCGTCAATAATGAGCAAATCAGCACCACGACCAGTAATAGCTCCACCAACACCAGCAGCAAAATATTCACCACCGTGATTTGTCTCCCATCTACCAGCAGCTTGGTTATCAGTTCTTAACGTTACTCCAGGAAATATGCGTTTATATTCTTTTGTATTCATTAAATTACGGATTTTTCTTCCGAATCTGACTGCGAGCTCGCCTGTGTGGGTAGCTTGAATGATTTTTAATCTAGGATTGATGCCCATCATCCATGCTGGGAACAAATAACTAGCAAATTCTGACTTTGTGTGTCTAGGTGGCATGTTAATGATTAGGCGGCAAGCTTTTTCAGTCGAAAATTTTTGAAATTTTTCTGATGTTTTTAAATGATGTGGTCCTTCGACAAATTCTGGCCATACTGCTTTAACAAAACGCATAAAATTAGTGCGTGCACCTTCTTGTTCTATCTTTTGACGAAGCAAAACCATTGCTTTTAGCTGTTCTTTGTCAAGATTTTTGTATTTTTCTATGTCCATATATAAATTTTACTCCATGACTGTGAAAATGTTGCTAGACCTAGCTGAAGCGCAGCGAGCGCGGGTGCAAAATTTTGGGGGTGGGGTAAAAAATTTTTCATCCTCAGCTTCATTTTCTCCAAGTACCTAGGCCCTCGGACCGCGATTGTTGCATAATGTATATTATAGGAACAAGCAAAGCTATATTTATCAACGTTTTTCGCATTTCATTTCCCCGTTTCGGGAATACCACTAGATCTAGTGGGTCGATCGTCGAGTTGATCGCGGATCGCGTCCCAGTTTTTTCGGTCATCGGCGCGCGCACAGGGCTCGACGGGCCCATAATCAATAAAGCTTATCTTATCCGACCTATACAGAAGAATTTCTCTCGTAGAGAGGACCCTCTGCAAGATAAATAACTTATCGAATATCTTTGAATATTTATGATGGAAAGCTTTCTGATGTGGCCTCAGACTTTGTAACAATTTATCTCGCTCGCAAACCTTACATTCGATAAAAAGAACTTCTTTGTTTTTATTGAACAAGATCAAATCCGGAAACCCATTTATTGTAGTAGTTTCAATACGAATAGGTGAGTAATCAGATAACTTTTCTTTAACCATTTTATACAAATTCTTTTCCGGTCCGGCCATAATTACACCGTTACATTATTTCATATAATGAAACAAATCAACTATACCAAAGCGTTACTAGAAGTTTTTCCAAAATTATATATTTAAATAAAATTTCTCTCAAAAACAGCCTAATGCCCAAGGGTATGGTACGTAATAGTG